ATTCCTCTCCTGGTCGTGTATATCGATGTAGTCCTATACTTCTTAGTACCCCGTACGACGTACGGGTCGGTCGAAGTTTCCTCTCCCATCCGAGCTTCTACGCTATAGGATGGGATGAGGACGTCGGTTTGGTATGCCTTTTCATTACGATTAGACACACCTTTCCAACTTCGGAAATAGCCTCCCTCCCAGCCAGGTATTCTGGGGGGCTTCAGGTTATAAGTGCCGAGCAGGTGCCCGTCACCGTACCCATCAGGCCCCCAGAGCCTAAACTCCCTCTCCGTATAAAGGTAACAGATCCTTGCTAAGGATCTCTCCCCTTTCCGCAAAAAGAAGTTATGAGCTATGAAGAGAGACCTCTCGGATACCTCATCTTTGAGATACCAAGGTCGTACATCGAAACCCAAGAACCAATCAGTACCACACGACTCCCTAAAGGGTCCATAGCAGAACGACTTATCGCTATTGAGCGTAAAGCCGCACCACGTTAGGACTTGCTCCAGGAGTGTATAAGCACCCACGGGGATTATGATATCATCCCCGAAGACGGTTACAGGAAACCCCTTTTGGAGCCTCCCACCATCGAAGATTGGTTTTCCTACAAGTTCAAGGGAATCACACACGGCAAGCGCTAGAGCATAGAATAAGAGGCTCTCGAGCTCGAACGTATATGCGTTGCCCATCGAGCTAAATTTCTCCAGCTCGATAACTTCACCCTTAAACTCGACCCGTTCCGATCTAAAATGGTCCAAAAGTTCGAACCACTCACTCGGTAACAAGGACATGACCAAAGCGTAAGACACAGTGTCAGAAGCACTAGAAAGGTCCACCGTGGCGTAATTGCCAAAAATGGACCCAGCTAAGGCTAGGCGCTGGTTCACAGTCTGATCGCGTAGGTCGACACCGTACAAATCGAGCCTTTTCTTCATGTAGCTCCCAATCCCCTTCTGCCCTAAGGCATTCAGAGATGGTTCCACACAAATGGATCGATCCGTTTTGGATGTCTTGGATACGAATGCTAGTCTGGCAGGCCGTACTTCAACCGGCACCACCCAAGACACGTCCCCATCGCTATTCTGCTCACCAGTGAGCGTAGCGTCAGGGTTTTTGTTTTTATTAACGTGTTCGGTGGCAACGGCATCGCACCATAGAGGAAACTCCGCGAGGAAGTCTCCTAGCATGCTTACTAGGGATTCGGAACACTGCATTGGCGCTCCTAGCTTCGATCTGAAACTAGCTACACGCCCGGCGACGTTTGTCGACGCTCCTGGTCCGAAGAGGAAGGTCATGTCCGCAAACTCAGGGACAGGGCCCAGGATCTGAGCGATTATACGTTGAGCGGTGTACAACACACCGGCAACGTCCCAATTGGGACGCTCCTCCCATAGCCGAGTATTAGTCTTGCGGCAATCCTCTTCCGCTATCCTGAACTTAGTAACAGCTTCCTTTTCTCTGTCGTATCCGATATCAAGAAAATCCTGTTTTTCAACAAGGGCCTTGATCTGACGGGCGTACAGGTAATCATTCAGCTGGCTTTTGTCCATCGCTACTGGGTCGAACTTAAAATCGACCAATTCACGAAAGGCTCCCCGTTGTACAAGAGCGTTAAGCTGCTCGCACAGGGGGCCGCCCAGGACGGCGCATTCCGACGAAAGAGACTGGATAAAAGAGAGGGTTTTACCCCGCCCTTTGCTTTCTTCGAACCGTAACATAGCTCCTCCTTATAGAGCAATGCAGAGGGTTAGTCGAACTGTTTTACCTTCAGTTCGGCTGGATGAGGCTAATGAACGCCTGCGTCACCGGGAGCACGGAAGACTTCCATGCATCGGCCGCCGCGTTGTTTGCCAGAGTGCCGGTATTCGTGGTGCTGGATGCACCTTGGAGAAGACCGGCCATCATCCGCAGGGTGTTCGCTCGATCTGCGATAGTAGATCGCATCGAGCAAAACATTGTGAAAATCGCCGTGGTGACATATGCCATCGCCGGCGGCGCCACATAACCTGCAGAAGTTCCCGAAGCACCCAGGGTCTCCATCACGGGGACCTCGAGCTTCGCTGTTGCCTTGTAGTCGCCCGATTTCACCTTCTCGATCGAGAAAGTTAGTCTCGGTTGACAATCCACCGGCACGTTGGCCACCGCCGCCCTCCAAAAGGGAAACGGTGTGTCCGTGATCGGGGTCAAGGTGAACTCTGTCGGAGTTCCATCGTCTTTGACGAGAAGATTCGTCATCGCGCCCATTGTTGGGGCTCCTATGGTTAAGTTGAGAAACAGAGACACTAGACCGCGGCTTTTCCGCGGAGAAGTGGAATGGCATTCCAGTAAGCCCCACTTGAGGCGAACAGATGCCTCCTACCGTAACCTCTGATGTATCAATGCAACCGCATTCAGCAGGCGTTTAGGCGAAAGTGCCCTTGGCATGCTATTGAACGTTGGTGCAGGACAGCTAAGTGATGTCGAGAAGGTTCGCTTTGTAGTGAACCACAATTCCCTCTTTTGTTGGGTCTTGTATGAAGCTCCAGAGCCGACAGTGCCGGCCCCGACAACCCCACTCTTGATACCACCTCTGTCTGTAGTTAAGAACCTGCCCTTAAGCGCCGGGATTACTCCCCACGCCGAAAGATAGGTCCCGACCGGGATAAACCAATCTACTACAAACGAATACGGAACGACTTCCCACGCAATTGCTGCTGGGTTAGTCAGGCCCATAGACCGAGCCAGCGATAGTTCCTCGTACAGATCAGCTTTGATCCTTCTTGAGTACGTAACGCTGCAAGGCCAACTATAGCCTGCCGGTGAACTAGAGAAGTCCACGACTTTCCGTCTAGCACCTGAAGACACAGAGAACTGTAACGACCGCGCCTTGGACATCGCCGACAAAGCCTTAGAGGCCTCGTAGCTCTGCCCAATTAGCGGAAGAAAAGCGTACTGTGTTTCAAGCCATCGGCCAGACAAGTCCTTAGCGACTGATCGCTTGGACCCACGCTGACCACTCCCCAGGTCCTTTAATGCACCGGGAATGTTCCCATGCTTCAAGTTTAGGATAGCAGAACCGATAGAGCGAAGGTTCTTCAGAATTGTTCCATAGGATTTACCGGCCTCAGCAAGATTAATGCCAAGATCGAAGGAGTGGCCCCTAACTTGCTGCGCCAGCTTGTCAAGCAGGCGTAACTCGTCGTTGCTACTCCACCCTACGGTACTCTGAATATCAGCCACACCCATCTCGGGAAGAGGTCCTACGACATTCCCGATACCTGTTTGTGTCT